CCTTCTTGTGCAGCGCGGGGGGTCGCGCGTGGGACCCCTCCCCCCTGAGGGATGGATCACCCCGATTTTTTAGTTTTTTTTGAACAGTTCCGGAATGTGCCGATGTGGGCATATTCCATTATTTTTGGGCATTTTCCAGTGTTTTTTTGGGCATTTTGCGGCCTGGATGGGCTCCGGAGGGGGCCTTCCGGGCGTTTTTTATGCGATTTCGCGGAAGGAGGCGGGTTTTGTGAGTCTCGGACAGGTCGGCGCGGAGGCGCAGGCCGAGCGGGAAGCTCGGGCGAAAAAGGAAGAAAAACGGCTGCTGAAGCTCTTCAAAGCGGTCGACGAGACCAAAAAAAAGGCCGTTCTGGGCCTGATCCAGCGCGCCGCCTTCATGCGGGTGCTGCTGGAGGACCTGGAAGAGGATATCAATGTCTTCGGTGTGACGGAGCGGTTTCAGCAGGGCGATCAGGAGCCTTATGACAGAGAGCGGCCCAGCTCGAAGATCTACAACCAGACCAACGGAAGCTATCAGAAGCTGATGAAGCAGCTCACCGACCTGCTGCCGGAGGCGGAGGAAAAAGAAGAAGGGGATCCGTTTGAGTCCTTCTGACTCCCTGCTGCGGTCTTCCGGGTGCTATCGGTTTGCGGTCGACGTGGTCGAGGGGCGGCTGACGTCTCCGGAAGGGCCGATCGCCTCCGGCGTGAAACGTGTTCAGGCCTGCGAGCGGTTCCTGCGGGAGCTGGAGCTCTCGAAGGATCCGGCCTATCCCTGGCGCTTCGACGTGGAGAAGGCCTACCGGCCCATCGACTTTATCGAGCGGTTCTGCTGCCCGACGAAGGGCGACTACGACCGCATGGAGCTGCTGCCCTGGCAGCACTTCGTGGAGGGCAACCTGTACGGCTGGGTCGATAAGAAGACCGGCCTGCGGCGCTTCCGGGAGGGTCTGGTGCTGGTGGGCTCCGGCAACGGCAAGTCCACGCTGATTACCGGCAACACCTTGTTCGGCGCGAGCAAGGACGGGGAGCGGGGCGCGGAGTGCTACGCCATCGCCAACGCGAAGGACCAGGCCAGGATCATCTTTGATGAGGCCAAGGCCCAGGTGGAGGCCTCGCCGCTGCTCAAGAAGCACTTCCGGCCCAGGCGGGACGGCATCTATTTCGACCCGTCCGCATCAAAGATCCAGGCCCTGGCCTGCGACCCGACCACCCTGGACGGCAAGAACGTGCACCTGGCCATCTTCGACGAGGTGCAGGACTACCGGGACTATAAGTTCATGTCCCGCCTGAAGAAGAAGATCGTCAAGCGGCGGCAGCCGCTGATCATCTATATCTCGACCATGGGCTCCGTCATCGACGGGCCGCTCATGGACCTGTACGTGCTCGGCAGCCAGATCCTGGCGCAGGACCCGGCGATCTCGCCCATCGCAGCGGACCGGATGTTCGTGTACATCGACGAGATCGACGAGAACGACGACCCGAACGACGTCTCCTGCTGGAGTAAGGCAAATCCCAGCCTTGGCTGGCTGCTGCACCTGGATACGCTGATCGCGGACTGGGAGCGGGCGAAGCTCGTCCCGGACGAGCGGGCGGACTGGATCAACAAGCAGCTGAACGTCTTCACCTCCGTGGACCAGCTGAGCTTCCTGGACGTGAAGACCATCCTGAAGAACAACGCGGTCCTGCCCCTGCGGGAGCTGGAAGGCCGCGTGTGCTACGGCGGCTTCGACATGTCTACCACCGAGGACTTCACGGCGGCCTGCCTGGAGTTCCCGCTGGAGGACGACCGGATCTTCGTGCTGGAGCACTCCTGGGTGCCGGAGACAAAGGTGAAGGTGGACCACGAGAAGCTGGACTGGCACAGGCTGCAGGACGATGGCCGCCTGACGGTGGTGCCCGGCGAGTACGTGCGGAAGGAGTACGTCTACGAGTGGTTCCGGGCCATGCGTCAGCTGTACCGGATCGAGACCATCGGCTACGACCCGGCCAAGGCCTTCGACCTGGTGCAGATGCTGCAGGGCGACGGCTTCGTGCTCAACGTGGTGCGGCAGGGCGAGATCACCCTGACCGCGCCGCAGGACGACCTCAAGGAGAGATTCCTGGACGGGAAGGTCGTCCACAACAACGATCCGCTGTTTATCTGGTATCTGGGCAACGCCAAGATGACCAAGCGCAGCGCAAACGAGACCTATCTGATCACCAAGCAGGGCAAGTACCGCAAGATCGACGGCGTGGCGGCCCTGCTGGACAGCCATACAGAGTATATGCGCCGGCGGCCGATGCAGATCGCGCCGGACCAGAAGCTGACCACCGTGATCTCACTCAGATAAGCAAGGGGGAGTTATATGACGCTTGCAGAACGCTATAAGAACTGGCGCAGGGCGCGGATCATCAAGACGCTGCTGGGCACGGGCCAGCAGGTGCCGGGGGCGACCCGGCTCCGGACGCTGCCCTGGCGCTGGCCGCGGACGGACTGGACGCTGTACAACAGCGAGCTGTTGTTCGCCGCCGTGAGCCGGCTGGCCAACGCCTTCGCGAGCATGCCGGTGCAGCTGTACCGGAAGTCCGTGCCGGTGTACAACGCGCTGAACGACATGGTGAGCCGGGCGCCGAACCCGAACATGACCGCCTTCAACTGGCGGCGGGCCCTGGAGGTCTGCCGCTGCGCCGGCGGCAACGCCTACGCCATAAAGGTGCTGGACGAGCAGGGCCTGGTGTCCCGGCTGGATATCCTCGACCCGTCCCGGGTGCGGCCCGTGATGGAGCAGGACAGCCGGGAGCTGTGGTACCGGATCGGCCTGGACGACGGCAGGGAGATCTACCTGCACAACTGGTACGTGATCCACCTGCCCTTCCTGACCTCGGACGGCTACACCGGCATCAATCCGGTCTCCGTGCTCTACGACACGCTGAGCTACTCCGAGGACATCCAGGACTTTAACCGGAAGCAGCTGAACGACGGCGTGAACACGTCGATCGTGCTGGAGGCGCCCTCCCAGCTGGGCGCGGCCCAGCGGAAGGAGACCGTGGATAACTTCCTGAACACCTACCGGGAGACCAGCGGCGCGATCCTGCTGCTGGAGTCCGGCCTGACCGCCAAGACCATGAATCTGAGCCCCATCGACAGCAAGCTGTTCGAGGTGGAGAAGATCACCAGGTCGAAGGTGGCCATGGTGTACAACCTGCCGCCGCACCTGCTGGGAGATTACGGCTCGACGAGCTACGCCTCCCAGGAGCAGAGCATGCTGGAGTTCCTCATGCTGACGATGACCGCCCCGGTGACGGCCTTCGAGCAGGAGCTGGACCGGAAGCTGCTGACCGCGGAGCAGCGGCGCAGCGGCCTGCACTTCGTGGTCCAGATGGACGCGATCCTGCGGGCGGACGCCGCCACCACCGCCGAGGTGGAGTTTAAGCACGTGCGCTCCGGCGTGCGGACGCTGGACGAGGTCCGGGCCGCCCGGAACCTGCCGCCCTATCCCGGCGGAATCGGGAAAAATCCGGTGGTCAGCCGCGATCTGGCGCCGCTGCCGGCGATCCTGGCGGACCCGAACGCGGTGCAGCTGCCGCCGGGAGGTGGCTCGGGATGAAAGCGGAGCTGATCAGACGGGCGCAGGCCCTGGGCATCAACTACAGCATGTGCTATCTGCTGCCGGCGAAGGAACGCGACCGGGCCCTGGAGAAGGAGATCCGGGACGCGGAGAAGCGGCTGGTGCTGGCGAAGGCCCAGCCGGGGACGCCGCCTGCGGCGGAGGAGCCGCCGGAGGAAGCGCCGGAGGAGACTCCGGGAAACGAGGAGGAATGAGCATGCAGAAATGCGAGAAATTCAAGGCGCTGGCGGTCAAACGGGCCGACGCGGGCGCCGACATCGACATCATCAACACGTACGCCGTCCGGCAGCTGAGCGCCGACGACGTCTTCTGCTTTTCCGTGGTCCTCTGCGACAACGCGGTCGACCGCGATCTGGAACGGTTCTCCGACGACGCGCTGAAGAAGATGGCCGCCCTGTTCGAGGGCAGGCCCGTGATCAGCGACCATGACTGGAGCGCCTCGAGACAGATCGCCAGACTCTACCGCGCGAGCGTGGAGACAGCTAAGGAAAAGACGGCGGACGGACGGACGCTGCGGCAGCTCGTGGGCAGCGCGTACATGGTGAAGAACGAGACCACCCAGCCGGTCATCGACGCCATCGAGGCGGGGATCCTCAAGGAGGTCTCCGTGGGCGTGCAGATGGGCCGGTGCTCGTGCAGCGTGTGCCAGGCCGCCATGGGCTGGAGCCTGTGCGAGAACGGGCACGTGAAGGGCACGGAATACGACGGGCAGACCTGCGCCGGCGTGCTGGAGGATCCTCTGGACGCCTACGAGGTCAGCTTCGTGGCCGTGCCGGCACAGCCGGGCGCGGGTGTGATCAAGGGAGGCAAGGACGTGGAGAGCGCGTTCCGGCTGCTGCTGGGCGCGGACCTGTCCGGGCATCCCGGGGAAGCCAGGGCCCTGCTGCCGAAGCTGCAGACCGTCCTGATGGACGGCGCGGAGCGGGCGAAGCGGGCCGCCATCATCGAAGAAAACAAAAAATATCTGAAAGGATGAAATGAAAATGCTGACTCTGTTTGAACTCAAGGAAAAAATGGCCACCCTGCAGAGCGCCATGGCCGCCGACGCGGCGTGGATCGCCGAGAAGGCCGCCGATCCGGACACCGATCTGGACGCCCTGACCGAGAAGCAGGCCCACCGTGACGGCCTGCAGAAGCGCTTCGAGATGCTCAAGGCGCAGCACGACGCCATGGAGGCCGAGCAGAAGGCCAAGGCCGAGGAGAAGGCCGCCGAGACCGACGCCGACAAGAAGATCGCCCGCAAGGCCAAGTTCCTGCGCGACGCCTTCGCCGGCCGCACCGCCAAGACCTACGAGGGCCTGGGCGCGCTGCCCGTGAACCAGTCCGACCTGGGCTACGGCGAGAAGATCCTGCCGACCAACATGAGCCGCGAGCTCATCCTCGAGCCCGTCGAGAAGAACCCCCTGCGCGACATCTGCCGCGTGACCAACATCACCGGCCTGGAGGAGCCCAAGCTGGGCTTTACCATCGAGGACGCGGACCTGGCCGACGTGCTGGACACCGCCACCGCCAACGAGATCGCCCTGACCGGCGACGTCATCGCCTATGGCCGCCAGAAGTGCAAGGTCTCCGCCACCGTGAAGGACACCGTGCTGCACGGCACCGATACCGACCTGGTCGCCGCCGTCGAGGACGCCCTGCGCTCCGCCCTGGCCAAGCGCGAGAAGCTTTTCGCCTTTAAGAGCGCCACCGACCTGTACAACTCCGGCACCAAGGACACCGCCCACGCGCACATGTCCTTCTATGACTACACCAGCTACACCAGCGCCAGCGTGCTGACCTACGCCATCACCGCCAAGGAAGGCGCCACCATGTACGACGCTATCGCCGCGGCCCTGGGCGACCTGGCCGACGACTTCGCCGCCAACGCCTCCATCGTCATGAAGAAGAGCGACTACTACGCCATGATCAAGACCCTGACCAACGACGCCGACACCCTGTTCGGCGCGAAGCCGGCCAGCATCCTCGGCGTGCCCGTCATCTTCTGCGACAAGGCCACCATCCCCGTTGTGGGCGACTTCCGCTACTACGGCATCAACTACGACATCGGCGCCATCTACGAGACCGACAAGGACGCGAAGAAGGGCGAGTACTACTTCGTGTTCACTGCCTGGGGCGATCAGCAGATCCGTCTGAGGAGCGCCTTCCGTCTCGCCATCGTAAACCCTTAAACGCGAACCTTTCGGGGCTGACGATCGGTTCGCTTGAGCTCACGCCGGCATTCGACCCCGACGTGACGGAGTATACAGCCACCACCGCGGTGTCCAGTGCCAAGGTGACGGCGACCTGCGCGGACAGCACTGCGAGTGTCGTCTGCAAGAAGGGCGCGTCCACCATCACCAACGGCGGGAACACGAGCATCGGCGCCGGTGAGACCGTGTTCACGTTCACCGTGACCGACGGCAACGGCCCGACGCTCACGAAGACCTACACCGTCACCGTGACCAAGACCTAAGGAGGGACGGCCATGGCAGTGACGACGGCACGGCTCGCCGCGTACCTGCGGACGCAGCTGCCTGCGGCGAACGTGGAGGATCCCGACGCGCTGCAGCTGTATCTGGACGCGGCGAAGTCCAGGGCCCGGAGCTCCGGCGTCCCGGACTTTGAGAACAACGCCGAGTACGACCTCTTTATCCTGGCCTTAGCGGCCATGGAGTACGACAACCGCGGCTTCGGCACGCCGCTGATCGACCCGGAGAAGGCCGAGCGCATGATCAACGGATTCGTGCTGCGGCTCCGGGGCGCAGGCGAGGACCAGGAGGGCGACGGCGACGGCACCGTCTTTGCCGTCGCGGCGCCCGAATGAGCCGGAACGCGAACCCCGGCGAGCTGCGCACCCTCGTGCGCTTCGCCGGGAAGACCCGGACCCAGGACGAGGACGGGTTCTACCAGGACACCGAGACCACGGTGCTGACGGTGCGCGTCAAGTGGGTGAACGCCCACGGCAACGAGGCCTTCAGCGACCAGCTCGTCTCCCTGTCGGAGTCCGCGACGCTGACCATGCGGTACTCGCCTCTGGTCGGCGCCGACCAGCTGGTCTACAAGGGCAGCGATCCGAAGCCCTTCGAGATCATCTCCATCGACGACGTGGAGGAGCGCCACGCGTGGATGGAAGTCCACGTGAAGAGGCAGGTGAGCGCCAAATGACGCTGGAAAAACGGGTCCGGACGGCGCTCGCCGGCATCGGGTGGGACATCTGCAACACGGTGTACCGGGGGAATTCCGACCGGTACATCGTGTTCCAGCACTCGGACACGGCGGAATGGCACGGGGACGACGCGCCGATCGCGGCGCGGGCGCTGTGCACCGTGCACCTGTTCGCGCCGGTGGAGTTCAACGTCCTGGCGACGGAGCTGGCCGCGAAGCGGGCCCTGTTCGCCGCCGGGTTCACCTGGGCGGACCGGGAGGACGCGTCCGACGGCGACAGCACGCACATCGTGCTGGAGTTCGAGGACATGGTCCCGGTGGAGCCGGAGACGCCGGTGACGCAGACGCCTGCCGCGCAGGCGCCCGCGGAGCCCGCGCCCTCCGGACAGGATCCGGAGGAGGCGGTCCCGGATGGGGATGCTTGAGGTCCAGGGCTTCGACAAGCTGCAGCTGTCGCTGGAGCAGATGGCCGCGATCCCGAATGACGTGAAGGGCGAGATGCTCAAACGCTCGGGGGAGGTCGTGGCCGAGGCGCACAGGCGGAAGCTGGAGAGCTACGTGGACGAATACGCGGTAAAGCCCTACCGGAACGGGAAGGCGCGCGCCGCCGTCCGCACCGGACAGCTCGCCGCCTCCATCAAGGCGGGGCGGCCCAAGCTGACGAGCACGGAAAGCTCCATCGAGATCCGGCCCTCCGGGAGCCGCACCAGAGGCGGCACGACCACCCGGAACGAGGAAATCGGCTACATCCTGGAATACGGAAAGCAGGGCGTCCCGGCCCGTCCGTGGATGCGGGACGCCAACGCGGAATGCGAGGAGCCGGCGGGGGAGGCCTCCGCCGAGAGATACTATCAATGGCTCGATGAGATCGGGCTGTAGGAAGGAGCAATCATCATGGCAAAATACGGCGCGCGGTATATCCGCTGGGCGCCTTTCGCTTCCAGCAACGCGGAGCCTGACGCGTCCCTGCCGAAGTACGGCAGCGGCAAGGTCAGCCTGGGCGAGCTGCAGCGGGTGACCGACAGCTTCAGCAAGGAAGAGGTCTCCATGTACGGCGACGACCTGCTCGTCGAGTACCTGGAGGAGATGACCGAGTACACGGTCGACGTGGAGACGGCGCAGCTGCCCTTCGCCACCGAGCGGTCGATCTACGGGATCGGCGGCTCCGGCGATCTGAGCTACGACACCGACGACGTGCCGCCCTGGGGCGGCCTG